GGAGGAGCTTGGTCTTGAGTGAAGAAAAGTTACTACGATTAATAGATTTGGAGAGATCTAGAGGTAATTCTCAGGGTGAGCTTGACGCACTTAAAGCTTTAAGGGATTTTCGCAGTCAGCCTCTTGATTTGCCTGATGTTTCGGCTCAAGAACCCTCTGGTCAGCAGGATTTGTCGCCTGAAGCACAAGGTCTTGATGTTGATCAGCAAAAGATGCTTCTTGAGGCTAGGCGTCGCCAACAAGAAGCTGGAGGGTATATGGATGCAGGGCTAGACGATATGACGCCTGGTGGCGTTTTGCGCGCCCAGGCAATGGAGGAGCTAAGAAAAACAAATCCATATCTTGCTCAGCAGATTGAAGATATGAGCGGCTTAGAAAAGGTTGGGGTAGGCTTTCAAAAAGGCTTAAGAAAGATTGCTAGGGGGGCCGGAAAGACTGTTGGGGCAAACCTGTTTGAAGATATTGCTGATCCATCCCTTGAGGCTCTTTCTGATGTGAGCGCAGGAGCTATGATAGGTGAGTTTGCTGGAGAGGTTGCACCTTTTGCGGCGGTATCACCTTTCGCGGCAGTCCCCAGGACAATAGGCGGAAGAGTTGCTGCTGGCGGAGCGCTGGGTGGTTCAGAGGGTGCGGCGATTGCTGCGGGAGAAGATAGAGGTGTGGCGGATATTGCAATATCGGGTGGATTGGGATTACTTCTTGGTGGTGGGGGTGAGGTTTTTATACCTGCTGTTCGTCGCGCTATGCGTAAACGGGCTAAATCTCTAGGGATTAAATCCCCTTTAACAAGAGATGGCGAGCTGACTCAGGAGGCCAAGCTAAAGCTTGCTGAAAATAACATAGATGAAATTGAATTTATTAGGTCTTCTGTGGTTGATTCCGATCTTCCTCAGGGTCAAATAGATACACTTATTGCTCAAATAGATCAGCCTTCACTTCCTGGTACAGGCATATCAGCTACTCGGGGGGAGGCTATACAGTCCCAAGGTGATGACGCTTTAAGTCAACTAAAGCTAGAGCAGCAGCTTCTTGAGCAAAGTGGAGAGGCTGGTGATGAATTTAGGGCGTTTAAGCTGCGCCAAAGCCAAGAAATAGATCAGTATTTGAAGGATTTAGCTCCAGAAGAGGTAGCAGATCTTGGTCCTGCCATCAAGGACGCAATAGAGCTTCGCGAGAGTAGCGCTAGATTTGCACGAAAAGAAGCGTATGAAAAATTGGCTGAGGTTACGGATGGGGTTGATGTTGGCTTATCCGGAAGAAGTGTTATAGATGCCCTTCCAGATCCGGGAGATGCTGCCGATTTTGCAGCAATGCTTCCCGCTCAAGCTAAGGCTGTTGATGATCTTCTGTCTGAATTTGGCATAACAAAAGCTAGAGATGGGTTTGACCGAGAGATTACCCCTTTAACTGTGGCCAACTATGAGAGACTTAGAAAGCGATTAGGCAACATAGAGCGTGGAGATATAACCGGAAATACCAGCCGGATTATTGGGCCTGTTAGGTCTGCTTTGGATAATGAGTTCGAGTTAGCATCTAAGGCATTGGAGGCTTCTGGTTCTGAGAGTGTAGCTAGGGCTGCTAAGAATGCAAGATTAAAGCATTCAGCTTTAAAGACAGAGTTTGATGAAAAAGGCTTGGTGGATCAGCTTATAGCAACAAAAGGCCGAGGCTCAGCCATACCTAAAGTTGAAAACAGTCAGGTTTACACAAAGATAATATCTCCATCCACCTCTACGGAACAGGTTGAAAGCCTTGTTAAATCTTTGGATAGAGCGGGATCGAAAGGGAAGCTCGCAAAATCGCAACTAAAGTCCCAGATGGTAATAGATCTTATTGATAGTGGTTTTCATGCTAAATCTAGGAAAATAAAAGGGGAGTCAATATTTGGGGCGAATGCGTTTTTAAGTAGGTTTGAAAAACTTAAGCCAAAGCTTGAAAAGGTGATGTCAGAAAGTGATATGAGAAGTCTAAATGTTCTGGCGAAAGACTTGAAAGACATAGTGCCACCTAGCGGTGCCATTCCTAAAGGTTCTGCAGGGTTCTTTGTTGATGCGCTTGAGAAAGCTGGAGTTTGGACTCTTTTAGATAAAGTTGCTCCAGGGGTTGGCGGTGTTGTGGGTAACCAAATAAAAGGTATGAGTCGTGCTGCTAAAGATGAGAGGCTAGCAGCAAAAGCAATGCAAAGACCCCAAAATATAGAGCTTAGAGATTTATTATTATCGGATTACCCGGCATTAACGGCTGTTTTGTTACCTGCAGCTGCAGTTGCTGAAGAAGAAAACCCATAAATCAAATCAATAGGGTAGAGTTATGTCATTAGTTACACCATCGATCGTTTATTTCCCGGATCCAACTAAGGGTCGCCCCGTTTTTAATGGCCAGATCTTTATTGGAGAGCCTGATTTAGATCCAGAGATTCCAGCAAACCAAAAGCAAGCCACGTTAAGGCTTGAGGATGGCAGTCTTGTTAATGTCGGTCAGCCAGTTCTTACAGGTCCAGGTGGAACCGTTTCTTATAATGGTTCTTATGCCGTATTGACTACGGATGGAGATTTTAGTCTTACGGTTTTAAATGCTCAGGGCTCTCGGGTTTACTATATTCCGAATAACGAGAATATCTTTGACGCATCCCAGATTGGGATTGTGATTGAGGGCTCTAGCACTAACCTCCAAAGCTACCTAGAGAATCGACAAGTAGCCGACTACACCGAATTGCGAGCGCTAGCATCTACAGACCCTGATGAAGGAATTATTGATGGTACTGTTATCTTTGTCACCAACGACGGCATAGCAGGTCAGTTCGTCGTTAAAACCGGCACAGTCACAGATGACGCCGGGACTCTTATTGTATTTACGGATGATAGTAATCGGTATGCGGAGAGGGTTGATTTTGACGCCGTAACACCTGAAATGTTTGGTGCTGCTGGTGACAATAACGGTACTGTAGGCAATGGCACTGATGATTCAACAGCCATTAATAATATGATTCAGTATTGCGGTGATACTGGGAAATCATTTAGGTTTGAAAGTTCTCATCGTATTTCCTCTCAGATAGTTTTAGATAGATCTTATCTAACTGGTGAATTCTCAGGTAATGCTAGATTGGTTCCTGATTCGGCTCTACTGGTTCCTGTTCTCATCGGTGATGCGTCAGCACCGCCAACGAGAATGAAGATTAAAAGATTAAAAGTAGATCGCGTATCTATTGTGACTGCCACAGAGAATGAAGGCGTTAGATTTATAGAGGTAAACCAGTCCGACTTTTCAGATTTTGAAGTTAGATGGGCAAAGTACCCGATGCATTGGGTGACCGATACTGCGGGCTGTGCTTATAACAATTTCTACAACATGCAAGCTATCGGTGGTGTTCGTAATTGGTGGTTAGAAGCTACTGCGCCAGGGTTTACCAATGAGAATAAATTCTTTGGTGGGCGCTGTTTTGATGGCGGCGATATGGTTACTCAGATATATATTGATGGTGGCACAGCTTCCAATAACAATGTGTTCTTCTCTCCTTCAGTGGAGGGAAGTGGTGATCAGTCTATTTACTGTAATGGCCAACAGAATTTATTTATTCAGCCTCGCACAGAAGGCACATGGGTTGTTGATGATGTTGTTTATGGGGCCGATTCTCGATTCAACCGAGTAGAGTCTTCACGGCTAGATATCTCTGTTACTGACTATGCTGGCGATGACACCAACACCTGGCAAACAAGAACATCTGGCTCAAAAATGGAGTCAGGGGATAACAACGTCATTCACCATAGAGCTGTGCACACTGGCGTTCATACAACTGGTGCAGGCTCTCCAGTTGTTATTAGTGGGGCAACACAGGCTAGTCCTGTAGTTGTTACGTCTACGGCGCATGGTTTGGCTTCAGGATCTTATATAACGATTCGCAAGGTTGGCGGCATGGAAGAAATAAATCACCATGCCTATCGATTGGGAACGGTAACAGCAAACACTTTTGAGCTTCTAGAGCCAAGAACCGGTGCCAATGTGGATGGTACTAATTTTACCGCTTACACATCTGGTGGCTATGCTATGCCTGGTGTACCAATGAATAGCATTGAGGATATCAACGAAAGCTCAACAGCTAGTCATGTATATGATATTTATCATGGCGAAGATAACGGGGACTCTTACACCTTTAGGGGTATTCGATATTCTGATGGGTTAGTTAGAAGTAGCTTAACTACAGATGGCCGAATGACCTTAGCTAGACGTTTGGAGATAGAACAAAGCGGTTACACGTTCGAACCTTTCCAGATGGGAAACTATTACTTTTGGATGAATGGCAACGACTTCCGAGGCTCTATAGGGGCTCCGGCATCTGCCACAGATGGCACGTTAATAGCTACTTTAACTTAAACATTCCCCTTCCTCTGATTAGAGTTAATAGAGCGCCACATCTCAATTTGGAGTTCGGCGCTTTTCCTCTTATTCCTGATTAACTCCCATTCCATATTGGCATTACGAAGTTTCTCTAAGTGGTTGTGGTAATCAGTAGATCCTTCGGCCTTCTTAAGCTTCTCTGCAGCGCTACCTTCGTCAAACGAGTTATATACCATAGCTAGAACAGTCTTCTTAGCATCGTCCAGTGCAGAGGCGTAGGCTTTGGCTCTGGCGGCTTCTGAATCTGTCTTCTTGAGGTAATCTAAGGCCTTTTCGGCATCATCAACGTTTATCATATTTTAACTTCGGTGGTTTATTAAAACAGTGCATACACTGCGGTTTAGGTTTGGGTCTTGTATTCTCTGGCACATCGGGCTTAACAACAGTTCCGCCGCACAAACACTTACCTATTACCTTGTACATTATCGCACCACAAATGTTTCAATGTTAAACATGACGTATTCCGCCCCTTTCTTGCATATCTTCTTTTTAACGTTAAGCTCGTAAATCTGTTTATCATTAAACCCATATTTCTTTTGAAGAACATCTAAAAATGGCTTAATCGGGTTATCTATATCGCAAGCCTTAGAGCTAAACCCCCATTCTAAATTAATACAAAGATCTGCATTTGGTACTTCTAGATTCGGCAAAAGGTATAAAAGCTCCTCTTCATATTCCCGATACTTCTTAGTTTTAAATCGCTTGCCCTGCCAAACCTCGTTAACGCTTACTGGTTTTATTTTTATTCCTATCAAACCTTTATAACCTCATCGTTAAACAATATTTTTAGTGTTCTGTATATTCCGTCAATATGTGCTTTATGAATTTCAGGCAAAGACATATCATCAATACGCATACGGCCATCAACAATATCGTGACAAGTAGAGCATCCAAAAGCGCCCCAATAATCCGGTGACTTAAGTCCAACGCCTTTATCTTCCGAATAAGCATGGCAGAACACCGTGGTTTCAGGATTGCCATTGCAGTACGGATATATTCTTATCTGACATTCTTGGCCGCGCGCGTATTTAGTTATCTTGGGGAATTTGCGTTTCATATATCGTTTCACCTAATCTATAAACACACTCACAAAACCACAAACCAAACACCACGCTAAGAGATATAGGATAAACGTCATATAACACCTCCATTATTTTTCCTCTTTTGGATTCCAGCACTTAAGATCGCCATAATCGTATTCACAAACAATCTCACCTTTTGCTATTAAATCTTTTGATCCATTTGTGCCGAATTTGATACCACAAAATAAACCAATTGCAAAAGTGGCAGTTATTATTATGCCAAGAACACCTTCATCTACTTTCATTGCTCCCCTCTCCTTAGAACTTTATTTAATAAATTAATAATATCCATTCGTCTTCTGACGTAATGCCGCCCTCGCATGTTCATTGGGTGCTCTCTTTCCATCGCTTTTAATGCTTCACGTAATGTGGACTCTCTTGGTAGTTTCATCATGTTCACCTTAAAAATTTGTTTTCCAGTTGATACTAACGCCTATCATTTCGTCACGCGTCTGTACTTCATCTGCTCGCCAGTGCTCCTCCTCATTTCTTAGATCGCCATTGATTAAACATTTACGGTTCTTGTAGAAAAAGTAATAACGTAAATCATTTGATTCCATACCAGCTTCAACTTTCATAACGCCAGTCATGTTTCGACTGAAGCCACCGGAGTAACATAAATTAGATTCGTTTTTGTGGTGTTCGATATCCAATCCAAAACCTATGAACGGATCAGCCGCATCTGCCTTAGCACACAACACCATCGTTAAAGCAGGAACACCTACAGTAAAACTTATAAAACCAATTAATCTATTAAACATAATTACCTCGGTACATATTGAAATAAAACCAGCAATGAAAGGCTGACTATGATTAGCCAGCACATGATTTCTTCCAGATATCTAGAAAGGAATTTTCTCGTCTTGGAAGCCCTGGTTATTTGATTGTTGCTGTGCATTGTTATTTACCTCTTGCTTTGGTTTTGGATCAAATAAAGATAGCCACACAGAGCCGTCCTCACCTTTTTCGCATCCAGCTGGATTAAATGACGCATCCAACGTTATCTTTAATCCGTGTTGCGTTTCCATAAGCTTGCCAACGTTTCTATTGACGTACTTTGTTTCACCGTTGGACTGGTATTTACCTATTGTTGCTACGATATTTTTATAACTCACTTTATTCACCTATCTCTTTTAAAAATAAAACTTCTTCTGTGGTTAATTGATTCTTAATAAATTCTTTAATTGTTGGCTTTAAATCTTCTAAATTCTCTTTTACTCCGACGTCATCACCTTTGGTTACACATTCTTTAATTTCTATAACAATACAATCTATTGCCGATTCACCATCTTTCATTAGCTTCTTAAGTTTTTCGTTTTCTCTCCCTTTTGTTCCTCGTTCAAATGAATTAGTAAGGCCGACCCAGGCGTCTGCACTAGGACTGGATGCATCTTGTGTATTAAATCCTTTGCTGAACACGTACATTCCGATCGCATTGCCTTCTTTCATGAGGTAATCAAATATTCTCTTTTCTTCTTCTGAGTAGTTGTGATTCCAAGCCGGCTTCTCTGGCAAATCCTCACCAGCGTAGATGTAATGACCCAGACCAAACATTGCTAAGCACTTGGTTAAGCAACGCATCTTTGTATCGCTAATCTTTCTTGCGTCAGGATCTTTAATTGCATTGTTTCTATGATCCATTACAGGCAGCCACATAAGCCGTGAGACTTCGTCAATAATGACCTCACAGTAAACAGTGCATGTACCATCATCATGCCGCTCTGTTTTCAAAAAGTTATAAATAGCTTGAGGGTAATGCTTCATTAGCGTCCCCCAAGCCCAAGCCCACGACAGATAAGACAAGTTACCTTTCTTATCGACGTGACTAGATACATCTATTCCGCTTAACGTATCCCATATTTCTTTAGCGCTCATGATGTCCTCGCATCTTGCTGTTGTTCTTTTTCATATTCATGCGCATACCCTTCGTAATATTGATCAGGCATACCATCCATAGGTAAGTGATTATTGCGCCTATCTTCTCGACCTTGCTCGTAATCACTCATTGTATGTTCCACAATCGTAATTGAGTCTTTTCGTCTACTTTCCATATCTTAGCCTCTAGCATTTCATCAAAAGCTTTGGTTTGAGTAGCTCTCACCCTATGTCCGCGCTCAATAGGGTGGAGCTTACCCCCAATTAAATGTCCGATAAGTTTGTAACCGAAGTTATGCATTACACTTTCTGGGAGACTCTGCGCGAAGTCTTCTCGGTTACCTTCTCGATCTTCATATACGTATCGCATTTTGCTTCACCTCGTTTTCTAAAGTTTTTTAACATGGCTGTGCCAGCCTGATGCATATCGCCATCAAAATTATGCTTGGCAATCCAATACAGGTTTTTAAGGAAAAAATAAAAGTCACTTTCTTTACTCATCGCTTAACTCTCTTATAGCGCAGAGCTTTGCCTTTAGCTCTATACATCTCTATTAAATCTATTATTAGCATCTCGTTCATGTTCACTCGCCCGTATTCGACATTTGTAGACTAATCTTAGTAGACGCATGTCGAACAATCAAGTATTATTTACACATGATTAAAATTAATGAATGCAAAAAAGTTTTAGGGGTGACCCGCTATCGGATATCTAAACAGATTGTTTTAGATAAAGAGGATGGTGAGTCAGAAAAAGAATATGACAAACGCCGCAAAGATCTCGTTTATAAGAGAGGGGATAGAGGTTGGTGGATGATGTACAAGGATAAGGTCTTAAGTATGAAGTCGCCGGTTAACGGCGGAATGCATGACTATGAGTGCGATTTAGATGAATATATCAAAACATTTTAAACGGTCTGAGTTTGCATGTAAGTGCGGATGCGGATTCGACACAGTAGATAAAAGAACGCTAGAAATTCTTGAAGATGTCAGAGAGCGTTTTAAAAAACCTGTTTTTATAACTTCTGGTTGTAGATGCTCTAAATATAATGCAGAGGTTGGTGGAGCCCCTAATTCCCAACATGTTCAAGGACGTGCTGCCGACTTTAAGGTTACTGGTATAACCGCTAAAGAAGTCTATGATTATTTAGATGAGAAGTATCCGTATGAATTAGGTTTAGGTTTATATCCAACATGGGTGCACGTAGATACAAGAACAGATTGTCCAGCGAGGTGGGGTAATGGGGATTCTAAGTAAAATATTTGGAACAGATAGCGCGGTTAAGAAAGGGTTTGAATTAGTTGATGACGCCTTTCATACATCGCAAGAGAAGGCAGAAGATCAGTTAAAAGCTACCAACGCTAAGATTAATTTATTGAAAGCTTACGAGGCATTTAAGGTTGTTCAGAGAATTCTCGCAATGTGTTATTGCATTCCCTATATGGCTGCTTGGTTTATCACTTTTGTTTGCTCTTTTTGGCTGGACGTTACTAAGCAGATGGAGATTATAACTAATGGCGATATTGCTTTGGCTAACGTTATTATTCTTGGTTTTTATTTTGGCGGCGGTTTTGCCGAAGGTATTATCACGAAGTACACGGGAGTAAAGAGGGCGTCCAAATGAAGCGTAGATGGTGGTGGTTGATAATCGTAGCTTTTGTGCTGCTTTATTTGCTGTCGCTGTCCGGATGCTCTGCTACCCCAAAGAAGCCTCTAAAGAAGCCCCTGAAGAAAATTGAAATATTCCACATTGACCCACTTACTAGGATTGCATAATGAAGAAATTAGACGAATTGAATGAACGCTTAGCCCGACTTGACGAAAAGCTCGAGAAGTTAATTAAAGATCACGAGGCAGAAGTATGCGCATTAAATGATGAGAAGGCTATGCTGGAGGAAGTCGTCGCAATGATGACGGCATTTCTATCCGAAGCCAACGAAGCATTTACAACCCTGTGCGTTGCTAAGATCGATGGAGGAGTTACAAGCGGAGATCTCAAGACGTATGGAGAAACCATGGGTCTCGAAATCCCCGATGAACTCACGGCAGATGAAGAAGCGACACAAGAAGGAAATGTCGAAGCTCTATCGCCGACTGGTTAGCGAGTTAACTGAAGTATCTCGGCTGCTTGGATGATACCCCCAAGCACTTTTAGGCCTTTCGGGGCCTTTTTTTATGCCTAATCAATCTTGTTTATTCGTCAGATGTCGACTATATTGATAATAAGTTTACAGAGGATATCACAATGAACGAAGAAGAGTTTGAGTTAGATGGTGTAAGAATACGATTTGATTATCGATACGATTACGAGGATGAGATCTTAGAGATTGAGACGGTGTCTAAGTTCTGTGAAACGCTAGAGATGTGGATACCAATGGACTATAGCGAATGGGTTGAATACAAGGGTTGGGCAGAAGATCAGCTTAACTCATTAGAGAATCAACGACGTCGTCAGGAAGCAGAGACGGCTTATATCGATCTAACTGCGGGGGATTTCTCATGATTAACAATATGACAGTTAGCGAGTGTGTAGAGATCATGAAGCGCTACCACCTACCTAAAGATGATTTCTTGGCTTGGACTGATAGCAATAGAGATGTGTTTTGCCAGCATTACTACAACGCCCTAGAACGTCCTATCTATGACTTTAATCCGTATACCCAAGGCGAACTACTATGTGAGTCTCTGGGGCTTCCTGAACGCTTATGGAAGACGAAATTGAGAATCATTAAAGAAAAGTTCGAATCTTATTTCGAGGATGATATGAGGGGTTTAACATCATGTTGTACTTCATTCCTATAGTGATAGCTCTAGTAGTAATAGATTTTTATACATTTACGTATCTAGCAAAGGTGATTTATGAATAAATGGAATATTTTTTACAATAACGACGTCGGCCCAAACGATGAGAGTTTTTGGGAGTGGTGGGAGGTTATGGATGCTGAAACCGAATACTCTGGCGAGGAAACTAGGTGTTTCAAGTGTGACACAGAGGCTGACGCAGAGTGGTTGGCTGAGATATTAAATAAGGGTGATTTATGAGTAGTGATAATTCAAAGATAGAGGTTGAGAAAAGCTATTCCTGTAGTGGATTAGCTTTTGTTGTTCTTATTTTTTTGTTTTGGGGTAAGCCGGATATTCACGATTTACTAACAGCATATATATGTGAAAAACAATCGCTTTATGTTTGTAAGGTAAATCTATATGAATGATGAAAACGATTTCAAAAAACATGTGATTGGTCTATCAATAGCCCTTATGGTGCTTTGCGGGATGGTTTATGTACACACGGCTGACGCATTACCCGTAGTGGGTTAAAATATATGCATGAATGAATCAATAGGTGACCCAGTTGGTGTGTTTTTAGCTTACTACGACAATTATTTACGTCGTAATGGGCTTAATGACGCTGCGTTTGCTGAGATGATTCATGAGAGTGAGTGGACAATACGAAAGGTAAGAGATCACTCGATGGAGCCCCCAGAGAAGATGTTGGAGGTCGTAGGTTGGTGTAGCTTTCCCCATACCTACCATAAACGAGTGTTAGTGACAGAAACGCGGTATTCACCGATAGAAAAGGCGGTATTAGATGAGTGAAGAAAAGAAACCTAACATTATAATTAAAGGTATTAAAAAGGCAGGTGAGTTATTATTTGTCTTTGTTGTAGCATTTTTGTTTTCGCTATGGATCGGTGAAAAGATAGATTGCGATTCAACAAACCGATTTATTATGCAGAATTTATGGGATGGTGGAATAAACTGTCCAGTCGAGTGATGCTGTGTCCCTAATGGGCGAACGTGCACAGCAAAGCAAGAGAAGGGCCTAACGGCCCTTTTTTTATGCATGTAAGAAAAGTTATAAGCGGCTCCCCGTATATTCACATATAAGCTTGTACAGTACTGTTGGTATGTATATACTGTAGTTACAGACATCGAGGAGAGCAAATGACAAAACTTACAGATAGGCAAGCAGAAGTATTATCGGTTATCGACATTTATATTGATGAGAATGGTTTTTCGCCTTCACTTTTGGATGTAGCGAATGGTATGGAGATATTACCTAACGCTGCACAGGATCATCTAAAAGCGCTGGAAAAGAAGGGATATATCACAAGGGTTCCAAAGATTAGCCGAAGCATAACCATAACGGAGGTGGGGCAGGATTTTTTGAGGTCTTACTATGGATGAGTGGCAGAAGAAACAACAGAAAGAGTATGAAGAACTTCACGAGCTTAGGAATTTCAAATCTAGAATTGAATATGGGAACAAAAAAAGCCTGAGCCTTACAGCTACAGGCAATATGTTTAAAGAGTTGGATAAGTTGATGGAGTTAGCAAAGAATCAGACCACAATGACTACTCCAAGACTACTGAGGCACTTAGACAAAATGAAAGCCCACTTAGAATCAATGGTGAATAACTGAGGTAAAGAATGAAGACGACAATTAACGCGAAAGAATTAAGAGAGTTGGGTGCTTGTGAAGAAGGTTATAAGACTTTTTTGAAAGCACATAAAGAAAAAACAGTGAAGCTATCCGAGGCTTTTGAGTCAAATGGCTGGGATGATATTTGGTGGCTGATTACTGAAATTAATAATGATTTATCTGATGATCAAAAAAGAGACTTAAGACTTCTTGGCTGTGATTACGCAGAAGGTGTATTACATCTTTATGAGAGTGAGTGTGACGATCCTCGGCCACGAAACGCGATAGAGGTTTCCAGGAAATTCGCTGTTGGTGAAGCGACTGACGATGAAATGGCTGCTGCTAGGGATGCTGCTAGGGATGCTGCTAGGGCTGCTGCTAGGGCTGCTGCTAGGGCTGCTGCTGGGGCTGCTGCTAGGGCTGCTGCTGGGGATGCTGCTAGGGCTGCTGCTGGGGCTGCTGCTAGGGCTGCTGCTAGGGCTGCTGCTAGGGCTGCTGCTGGGGCTGCTAAAGAAGAATGGCAAGAACAACAATTAATGGATCTATTCCTAAAGTGGGAGAAAGCAGATGACTAAAACGCAACGAATGAAAGAAGCGGGATTAAAAGAAGTACGAAGTATGTGGTATCCCCCTGAGATGCACGATGATGTTAAAGCGCTTGTAAAGCGATACTACGGTTATTACAAGTTAAAGCGAGATGTTATCAATAAGTTAAATAAGTTCGTGGAGAAGGTATTGTGAACCGAAACATACATGCGAGTGATATCTTTCTAAACAAACTAATGCACTCTGAATCAGAGCGAAAGTTTTTATTAATTAAAGAGATTAAAAACCTTAAGCGATCTAACAGAGTGTTATTAGAAGAGAATAAAAGACTCATGCAGAAGATAGTATCAATGGAGGCGGGTAATAGGGGCGAGGTGAATTAGATGGATGATGAATTGATCGACGCGTTAAAAAGTAGGCTTGCTTTCATAGATAATGAAATCACATGCATTGTGGAAATGGTGGTTGAAAAAGAGAAGCGCATACAAGAGCTAGAGGCGGCTATACGAGAGCATAAATATCAGTGTGACGGGCACACTCACCCGGCAGAATACGACTACGCATTATATGCGGTACTAGATAACAAAGAGGGTGATGTATGAGTAATACAGATATGAGTGAAGAGTGCGAGTACGAACACTGCCAAAACAAGGCCGCATATATTGATTACACGGATAGCCTTGTGTGTGCTGAATGCATGAATCGCGAAGTGCTTGAATACAAGCTGGCAACGTTTGATGAGTATGAGTCGCTGCCTAACCCCTCTATAGGAGAATAGATATGGAACAGATTCAATATGTAGTTTGGTTTTTGGTTGCTTGTGTTTTAGGGTGCGTCGGTTTCACGCTTTATAGTTTTTTGTCGTGGTGGTTTAACTAACACATAACAGTAGAGAGGATATAGAGATGACAGAATCCAGCTTTACACAAAGACCGCCTATATTTTTAGTGTGGAACCCTCATACATCACAAGTGGTTTATCGCCATGAGACTGTTGAGGATGCAGAAAAAGAAGCGGATCGATTAGCAAGAGAAAATCCCGGCATTAAGTTTCATGTATTGATGAGTTTGGGAAGATGTCTTGTTGGAAGCAAAAAGAAGTAGTATATTTAACTTACGCCGGAAGTCTTGCAGGACTTTACGGATCAGATTTTTGGACAAACTTTAAGAACAGTTTTAATCGTTACCAACCGGCATACACATTATGCCAAATCAAAACGAAAGTTCCAACATCTGATTCAAGTCCTATCTCCGGCCCTTCTAAGTGGCAAAGCTGATTCACGCTTAGATTGTATAGGGGTTATTGATAAGTGCATCACAAGCCCCCTGTGTGGCGATAGATGGTTAGAGAGGCTTCATTGGTTAACAACCTTGGCTGACACTCAATTAACTGTCTGTAGCAAGCTCAGGATGCCGAGAAATCGAAAAAGTTGCTAATCGGGGAGAAAGACTCCGGCCCAGTCAAGCTCTACAGGCCTCTATGAGGTTTAGATTGGTGTATGTCTAGTAGGTTGTTTAGTTCTCTAACTAGCACCCTATTAGGCTTACTGTACCCGTAAGATACGACATATAAGGTTTAGATATGGAAAACACACATCATAAGGTCACTACTGAGTGGTTAAACGCTAATCGTACTGCTAAGGGTGCATTTACTCGAAAGCAGGTGTTAGCACTTGGCATTAAGTGGCCACCTACTACTGGTTGGATGCAGTCGATAACCGGTGAGTTGATAACAAGTGAACAAGCTAGAGCATTTGAGTCTGGCAAGAGCGAATATGCTGAATTCAAGCCTATGAAGTACAAGAAGATATTAAGCAGTATTGAGAAGTTAGACGAGAAGCAGCTGAAAGGTGTTAGACAGAAGATTGACCAGTTGTTATCCAAAGAAACGTAAATAAACAGAGAGTAAGTAAATATGAAATACAAAGTAACTGATCACGCACTTGTTAGATACCTAGAGCGCGTGCAAGGCATCGACATTAAGTCTTTGAAAAGGCAGATATCTAGCCACATAGAAAAAAGGATGCCTGACCCACCAAAAGGTAAGTTCGAATTAAATGCATCCTATGGCATTAAATGGGTTGTAGATGATCGGGTCGTTATAACTGCAATTGATAAGTAATAAATAGAGAGCAAATAACTATGAGTGATATAAAAATATTTCCAAGCAGTAAAAAAGTAGATGCTAACGCGCTTTTACAGGCGGCTACTGGCGCAAACCTAAAGGATGTTGTGATTATAGGATGGGATCCAGATGATAATTTATTCGTTAGCGGGACTATGGCGCCGAATAGCATAGAGATGATCGGGAGCATAGAAATAGCTAAGGATGCACTCCTTCATGAATATTCAGAGAGATAAACAGAGAGGAAAGAGAGATGGATGAAGAACTAAAGCAAAAGGCAGAAACGTTTATGTATTTTTTAACTAAAACAGCAGCCAGGAACTCTTTTGTGGAGTTTGTTGAAGAGGATTGCTGTTTGACGATGGATGACTGGCGTCTAGTTAAGGACTACATAACCGAAAAAACGGGCATAGAGTTCAAGTATTTATAAACACAAAGGATATAAGAGTATGAATAAGCTTAAATACAATTTTGGAAATATCGTAGTAGTGGAAGACAGCCTTGTAGGCGTCATAGTTAAGTGTTGGGAAGATAAGACATACGATGTCTATGTTCGATCATGGAGCGGAGTGAGTAGCTACCCAGAGGTCGCTATAGAGCCATTTATATACGATAAGGTATTGGAAGATGAAAACTAACTGGAGAGTAAGACTAAACGGTAAGGGTGCAAGCTTAGTATGGGATTACCCTATAAGCGAAAGCGCCTTGATCGTTGAGTTATTGAAGAATTGGAAACAAGTAGAAATCATTAATTGACAGATGTAATACATGTAGTACAATGTAACACATGCAGAGATGGCGGGGTTTAGAGAGTGGCTACAGTTTTAAAGACATTCAGATTTGATGAAGAAGTGCTACAGAAGTTTAAAGATATTTCTGTTCGTCGCGGTGATCTTTCATGGCATGTAAATGAGGCTATGCGCCAGTACAAGCTAATCAATAAGAAAAAGGAATGTAAACCTGCGGTAATCGAGCCTAAATGTGAAGGCGCTCAAGAGGTTATAGATCATCTGAACCGAATGGCTGGCACCAAGTTTAAGAATACTGCGAACAACCGCAAACTGATTGAACCACGGATAAAAGAGTTTTCGATACAAGATTGCAAGACGGTTATTGATAAGAAGTGTGGCGAATGGCTAGGAACTGATATGGCTAAATACTTACGCCCAGCAACGCTATTTCAAGCCTCGAAGTTTGAAGGCTATCTAAATCAACTAGCGGTGGTTAACAAAGAGACTCTACGTGAACAAGAGATTAACGACTGGATAGGTGGAAAAGATTACCAACAAGGCGAGACTATAGACCATGAACCCTTCTGATAAAGCTCAGTTTAAGGAGTTATGCGACGGACTATGTGAGGCATACAGTAAAGACCCAATGTCTCAAATGGGGCTTAGAGTGTACTTTGAGGCGCTCAAGTCGTATGACCTAGATCAAGTTATTACTGCGGCAAGCAAACATTTGGCCGACACTAAGCATGGCACGTTCTTCCCCAAGGTAGCTGACTTAATACGGTGTATCGAAGGGGGTGAGGTTACGACGGATGAAGTTATATCTGCGGCAAGACTTAAGAATACACCGTTCGGGATTATGTGTAGAAAGCATATAGGCCATTGGGATTTAGAGCATCAAACCGATATGTTCTACCTTAAACAGCGGGCTCAGGAATGTATTGATTTACTTCCTGAGTGGAAGGTTAAGGCGATAGCGGGCGAGTACTCAGATCACGATATAAGCATCATGCTGAAATACGGCGTTAATCCAACATCCCCATTTAGAAATGGATTGCCGCGGCCGCAGAATATGGAAGCCCTTAAAGACAGATGCAAGCAAATAGAGCAATCGCCGCGACATCAGTTCTTGATTGAGAAGCCTTATGAAGAGACTGAAGGCGATAAATTATTGGAGGCCGACAAATCAGTGTCGACCTTCTTGGCTAAATTAGATTAAAGGTGATAGGGACTGAGATATGAGTGACATTTTAAATTGTTTGTTTTGCGAAAGCCCACACGTAGAGGTTGTGCATGATGTTGACGAGCTGAGTGACTATCATTTTGTTAGGTGTCAGGCATGTGGGGCGCATGGCCCAGAGGGTGGAACAAAATTAGCTGCTGTAGTGAGATGGAACAATCCAAAGAGGGGGCGCCCTGAATGAATCAAACAAAAATGGGTTCTTTAATAGAAAGTATTATCAAACACGGTGATTTAAAAAATGGCTATTGGTAAGTTTTATTGCGCTGACTGCGGCAACAAAGATGGGACGCATAAGATGCACTGCGTCAAGTTACCCCGCACCCTTAGAGTGCCAATCTTATGCTACGCCTCGAAAGAGTCAGGGTGCGACAAAGCCGCTAAGTATCGAGTTGAAACCAGGCGAGGCGTAGACATTCAAAAAGGCTACTACTGTAGTAGCTGTGTGCAGCCATATATGTACGGCGACGAAGGCAAGAAGCACTTCATTGTCGTACCAATTAACAAGTAAAAATGCACAACAAGAATAGCTTGGGAACGATAGCCCCTGTTGGCGCTGTGCGCAGTTCAAATGCTAGCCGTGGTCGCGCACGTTAAAACGCCAACACACAGAAATTCACGGTGAAATAGTTATGAGCAGAACAACGAACCCAAAATGCCCAAATTGTAATTATGAGTTCGATGAGGAAGAGGTATGGGAAAGCGAGTACAAAAAATCAGGGAAAGTTCACACTGGCGACGGCGATGTAAGTGAATTGATTTGCCCTAACCTTGATTGCGGTTACGCGTTCAAAACTGCGTGTGTACACGAGATAAAGTTCGAACACTACGAAGACTAGCTTTAAACAATACACGAGGAAAAAAGATTGGAAGTTGAACCGATAAGAGACATGCGCGACGTGAAACGAATGTATAACGCTTTATATAAGCTTGCGAGTGCCCGCGAAGCTGAATGCTTCCTAATCGGGTGTAACCTTGCTTTGCGCGCTGGCGACCTCTTAAAACTGCGATTTGATCAGCTCAAAGACACACACGTCAGCATCATCGAGCAAAAAACAAAGAAGCGAAAGCAGTTTCCAATAACGCCGAAGGTTCACGAAGCTGTTGAGAGGTTACGCGTGTATTACGCCGAAGGTGGTTTTTATAAGAGCAAACATAACTGGAAGGCTGAATATTTATTTCAGTCAACAAGCGCACGCGCTTACCACCTATGCCAGCCTATTTGCATTCAATGGCTCGGCGAAAAATACAAAGAGGCCGCAAACGATATCGGCATTAAAGTGAACATCAATACTCACTCAATGCGTAAGACGTACGGCTATCACGCATACGAAAACGGTGCAGATATCCATTACTTGCAAGCGCTTTTCAATCACTATTCAAGCCGAATTACCTTGAAGTATATCGGCGTAACTAAAACCGAAATAGAGAAAATGTATTTCGATCACGCATTGGAGATAGCATGAAAGATTTATTTGGTGAAATTCCAGTGCAAACAATCGAAGAATCCAAAGCAAAAACAACGGTGCCGCGAGGTTATGCATCTCCGCCAGGATCTGGGCCTTCCGGTAAGACTTGCAGGCAATGCGAGCACTACATTATTAGATATACGGCAGCCGGATACACAAAGCCGAAGTGTGGGCTTAATCGAGCAAAATGGACGAACGGACGAGCAAGCGACATAAAAGTATCGAGTCCAGCTTGCAGCAAGTTTGAGACTGAAATTAAGAATTAAATAAATCACCACCCTTTGCACCAATTGAGCCTTAATATGCTAACATAACCCTAACACCGTCACTTTGCCTTGGTGTTGTTCACGGAAACCCCTTCACGTAGTGTGTGTTGGGGTTTTTTTATGCATGGGATATAATTAAAAAGGAGGTAATCGACATGAAAAAGATTCTTGTTTCAATTTGCCTATTGTCTTTGATGTGTCCCGTTGCGGTTCTTGCGTGGCATCATATCGGCGCTAATCTTCCGGTGGAAGAGGTACAAATTGATCGATAAAGACAAGCCGCTTTCGTGGTTATGGGTGGCATTCACGGGATTTTTAACAATATCCGGGTGGGTGTCTGGTTTTGCTCTATCTAACGGTTTGTCACAACAAGAGCACCGTCTACTGGAGCAGAGAATCAAGGTTGTTGAGGATGAAAGAGCGGTTACTCGGCGTAAGTTCGAGCGATTATCTGACAAGCTAGACTTAATTCATCAAAAACAGTCGGAAATATACCTGGACGAATAAATGAGCGTTATCAGTAAAGAAGAATTTGATCGGATAGATAAAAGCACCTTAAGGCGGGAAAAAAAAGACACTCCCGCAGCCATTATTTACCAGTATGAGAACGCTGACGGTGCTGTAGTTCTTCTAGAGGTAGACCCTAAAGATGGTTCGCCCTCTATATTCCAGAGGTGTTAGATGGTAGCTGACGTTACAGGTATAGATCAGACTACAGCTGCTGATGATCAGGATTGGACAGCTGCGCTTGTAGGTGATGCGGATGCTGCTATATTTTTTGATACAGGGGGTTCAACGATCCCTGGTATTGATGGGTCTCAGAAGCCTCAGCAGTTTGGTAACGAGAGTAATGCCCTTGTAGTTGGCAACCATTACTCTATCTGGTCTACAAACTTCGCAGCCAGCGCTAGCTATGACATGAGCCAGCTTGGTCAAGCAATGACCATTCACATATTAAATCAATCCCCAACCTTTACAGCTTTAGATGACAGCTCTTCGGATGCGTTTAAGATCTACCTTTTTTCTGGGGGTGGAACAACCAACTATGCGGTATACGATATACAGGGCGACCCCCAATTAATTAATGGGTTGTGGTACCCCATAACTGTTCATGCGAATGAAGAGGATTCTACTGGGGGCACCTTTGATAACACTGATGTTACAGGAATAGGGTTTGCAGCTAAGGCGGCACAAACGTTTGTATTTGGTTTTCAGGTTGGTATTGATCAGGGTATTTACACGGATGATGTTAGGTTTGGTGATACTGGCGTAGCAGCGCAGGTGGGTCTAGAGGATTATTTTAACCTATGCGAAAGGTATTCAGGTACAGATTATCATTCACTCTTAGCTTTAAGGGCGGGGACAACTTTTGAGTTTGGCTTTGGTATAACCATTGAAGCTGAGGATTATGCAGACTCAAGCGCGGCAGTGGGTCTCACCTTTAAGGATGCGGCCCCTGGATTTGTGGCGCCCCCAGCCAACTTTTACTATTTAACAGCTGATTCGCCCACTGGCGGTTCCCAGTTATATGCGAATGCTACCTTCGCCTCCCCTGTTGATTTTGATTTAACGATCGACGCTTCTTCTGGCGACATTGAGATAAACAATCTTCTTGCTGCGGGTGTTGATGATGTAATTTTGACGGGTGCAAACCTTAAAATTACTGGTGGAAACATTGCCAGCCCCACAACTTGCGACATCTCAGACGGGGATCTAAGCGTAATAATCACAGACTCCACCAACCCCATTCAGTGGACGTCAGATTTAACAGCGGGTTCGCTAGTAACGACCAACTCCGATATTGATATCACCTTTGCTGAAACTGATCTTTCGGATATTAATTTAGTTTTTACTGCGAACAATGAGGTCACTCTTAATCCCGCTACAAGCGTCGGCTCTTACGACCTTACGGGAGCCGTGAATACGGGGTTTACGACTAACTTCGATATACCTAGTGGAAACACTGAAGATACAGAGGTGGAGGTTCTAGGTGCGTTTACAGCAACAAGAACAAACCCTACTACTGGTGGCGGCGAGATCACTATTACTCAACCCCAGGACACTTTAACTGTTACGTCAAACGTAACTGCGCTCATTCAGATATTCACATTTGGCACACAGACGTTGCTAGCTAGTACCACGGGTACAAGTTTGGCTTATGTATACTCAGGATCTCCTAGTCTCACAATTCGCGTGCAAGCAGCTGAATATTACCCGCAAAAGCAGGATGTATCTCCGGTGGGTAGTTTGACTTCTGCGTTTACCTTAATCAAAGACAACGTATATGAGTCTGGAAGTCCATTAACATATGGTGTTGATATTGATTATGATCGAGCAACCAAACTGTTAAGTCTAAATACGGCCGCAACAGTTGTTGAGCAGTATTCAGCGCTTATTGATGCGTTTATCAGTGAAACGTCTCTATATAACACAGACTTCGATTTCCAGATGAATGGAAAGCAGTCTCTATTCTTGATTGAGGATGCGGAATACGACTCTGATACAGATGCCGAAAGATCTACTCGCGGCGGTATTCGATATGTCGATTCTGGAGGTGTAGCCACAGCTGAATGGTTTGGCGCTCTATCTACATCATCTATTGATGTAAGTGCTTTTCAGGCTAGATACCAACTTCAAATTGGGACAGGCACAACCAACACTCAAGCTTTAGGTGATGTAGATGAGGTTATTAAAGTTTATGGTGATGCCACGCATGGGAACTTTGATTACCGCTCTGTTAGTCCTCGATTCAAAATGCAGCCTAATGGATATTATCAGGGAGATGCAGACATACACTCGGTTTACGGGATAACAACTACAGAGCCCATTCTGTATGTATTCGCGTTATCTCCGGTAGAGATTTCTAATTTTACACTGGGTGACCCAGGTATAACGGGTGTTGCTTTTACAAACTACGGAGCATCACCAATCACCAGGGAAACACTGGATTGGGGTGCTTCTATCTTGGATTCAAACACGAATTCAGGTGAGGATATACAGCGCTGGTGGAACTGGAATATATCCCAGGGCGGAACGTTCCAAAGTGAAGATACATTTAATCTCCCTAACTTCATATTTGGCGCTCCATATCAAACGCTACGAGGTGAGGTAATAGGATCGGCAGGTACTACTCTAAGAGGCTTATGGGTAGAGCGAACAGGTGATGTACCGCACCCTGATTTCTATCAGCAAGAATCAGACGATGGCACGTTCTATGTCTTACCGGTAAGTGCGAATGGGCAAACAAGCGGTATTATTGCCAATAGTAGATTAGAGGTTAAGAATGCAACGGCTGAGGGTTCGCCTGCATGGACTGGAACGACCGCTCAAAGTGTTGGGAGTAGAGTGTTAAGAACAACTGGCACTGGATCAGAAAACACAGGCGGATTATTTTTTAGATGCTCAACTGCAGGAACCACAGGAGGTTCAGAGCCAACCTGGAATACTACTGTTAAAGGCACAACAAATGATGGGTCTGTGGTTTGGACTACCGAATACATTACTCCAGAGATAGGTGTTCAGGTTGGTGACTGGTCCTTGAGCTACACCGATGGCGAAGAGTTTGAAAGTGGTGACTCTGTAGAAGCTAGGGTGTCTTTTTATACCGCGACTCCAAGTCTTGATTATAAGTTGCCATTATCCACGGTAGCTGTTGCTTCATCCACAGGTTTTACACTGCTTATTGATCAAGAAGATTGGGAACCGGTAAATAATATTGGGGTAGATGGCGCCACTGTTGGTGAATTTACGCTAGACGACGGAAGTATTCAGGTTGATATTGATGATCCTGATGGCGTTACACAGAAAACGAGATTTATTGGCTGGTATGCGTATGAACTTTGGAATAACGCTACAGCTCTGCATGAGTTCTTAGGCGCTATCTTGGTTGAAGATGAGGCTAACTATCGAATAGTGACGGCGGTTGCTGATCTCACGCTCGAGAATGTCGGCACTCAAGATGTCCACTTTGATGACGCGGATACAAGGCTTTACCGAGATGATGGGGATACAATCCTTGCGAATACAGGTAATTCAATATATGTGCAGTCCGGTAAAGTTTATGTCGCTTCTGGTGGCGGAGGTGGCGGAGATGCTACCGAAGCTAAACAGGATCAAATCATTGCTGAGCTAGGTGAAATTCAAGGTGCAGGCTTCGACACAAATACTGATTCTTTGGTGGAAATTCGCACGGATATAGAAAATCTAAATGACTTAACTGCAGCAGAGATAGCGGATGGCGTTCTCGATAGAAGCTTGGCTGGCGGTAGTGATGGTGGAAGAACAGTCCAGGATGCTCTGAGGGCCAATAGGAACCGTGTAGTCATAGATCCAGTAGGAAACACAATAACCGTATACGAAGAAGATGACACAACTGTAGCTTGGTCTGGCTCAATAACACAAGGAGCACGAGACCCACTTAACTCGGTTGATCCAACGTGATATTTGGTTACTTAGGGAGGCTTCTATTTGGGTCTGGAGGATCCGCTCCTGTAGTTCCGCCGGAGTTTGGCGATGGTTACGAAAGCCCCCTTAATAATGATCCGGTAGGATTAAAGTCTGCATTAAGAGATATAGATCCTGGAGTTATAAGTAGTCTTGAATTAAGCGGTGGATATTTAAGCTTATTGGATGCCAGTGATACTGGTTTGTTATCTAAATTAGATTATGGCCCGTTAGTTGCTATGTCAGAAATAGAGCGTAATATAGGATTAATATCACTGATAAATAGCGATGGTAGTTATGTGGCGTCCAATATTGACGATGAAGAATCTGGCATCCCAAGCCTCATAGAGAATAGTTTAGGTTTAGATAGTATAATTAGTCCTGATCCTGTAGGGCTTGATTCAACTTTAAGAAATACGGAAACAGGCATATGTTGAAATATGGTGAAGTAGGTAAGGGCATTTATGTAAATGCTTCTTTTGATCTAAATGCAGCGCCTTTTACAGAGCTGACGCTTAAATTCACTCTTGGCGATCAGACTTTTACCAGGAATACGGGCGATGGTGTAACCGCCCCAGCTGTGGATAGCCCTGCGTTACCTGCTAACCCGTCTGCAGGTTTTCCTGGCGGTGTTCTTCCTGCTAACACATACGCCCTATATGTAACGGCTGCGGCTGATTGGGATGCAACTGCATTTGATCAGGCTGGCAATTGGGAAGTGTGTTTAACATATGAAGATGCGGCACCTACATTGCTTCATGGGGATGACTCCACATTACAAATAGGGGAGGGCTGCTAATGCCATTAAAGAAAGGTAAATCAAAAAAAGTAATCTCATCCAATATAAAGAAAGAGATGAAAGCCGGAAAGCCTCAGAAGCAAGCGGTTGCTATCGCGCTTAATAAGGCAGGCAAAAGCAAGAAGAAGAAAAAGAAGTATTAAGAACAATTCTCAATAAGGGCTTAGGCTCTTTTTTTTGTTACAATATAACATTGTTGAGGCGAAGTTGAGGCGGTAATGGCAAAGACTAGAACATCAATAACTAGCGAGAGACGGAAGGAGATGCCTTCTAGAGGCAAATCTAAGAAGACTCTTATTATGGATGCTCTAAGAAAAGAAGCGCTTTCAGGAGTGTCTGAGGGTGCCACCAATGAAGAGGTTGAGACCGCATGGTTTAGTCATTTGGTAAAGATAGCCTTCAACTCAGAGGATAAAGATAGCGGCTTATGCTTAAGGCTTCTCACCGAAAGAGGGTGGTCAGCATTAAAGCCATCATCCGAATGTGTAAGGTTTGAGTTCGATCCCAGTGCAGAGCCTCATGTTCAAGCAGGCCAAGTAATGGATGCGGTAGCGCAAGAGATAATCCCTCCCGATCTAGGTATCGCTTTTGTTGGTGGTATTAAATCGATGATAGAGATTGAAGCCAATACAGAACTTAAGGAGCGTATTGAAAAGCTAGAGGCTATGCTGAATGGCTAGTGCTTTATCTCGAAAGCTTGATGAGTTGGAGCCTAAGATACTTGCTCAATCAGGTAAGCTAGAAAAAGCTGTATATGGGATAGTGGATAAAGTTGTCAATGGTAAGCCTCATTGCGTCAGGAAGTGGCAGGGAACTATTGGCAATATGAAACCAAGCCGAAAGAAACCTAATATCTATATCACTGAAAAGCTCGAACCCATCATACTTAAGCATAAGAAATACAAAGCTATGTATGGAGGTAGGGCAGGTACCAAATCTATCGCAGGCATGGATATCGCTATTGGAGAGGTAAATAGCAACGGTACAAACATCTTCTGTCTTCGGGAGCGCATGAAATCCCTTAGCCAATCTATCTTCAAAGGAATCAACGGAAGAATAAATACCCTCAACTTTGGTGGCTTTAGGCCTATTGAATCTAAGTGGCAGATCACCCATTCGAGTGGAGGTGGTTTTGCTTTCGGTGGTTTAGCTAATGTTCAGGACATGAAGTCCTTGTTCGAGTATAAGATCTTTCTATTGGAAGAAGCGGCTGAAACAAGTCAAGAGGCTTTGGATATTTTAGGTCCTACGTTGCGCGGTGTTGATGGTGCAGAGATATGGCTGTTGTGGAATCCTCTGTCCGCTAATGATCCTATGTCAAAGGAGTTTATTCTCCCCTATCAAGAGCACTTAGATCGTCATGGATACTATGAGGACGACTACCATCTGATTATTAATATTGGCTTTGAAGATAACCCATGGTTTTATCAAGACACGTCGCTAGTTGAGGAATATGAGAAAGACAAAGAGAAATCGGAAGATGGAAGAATGTCTAAGTCTCGCTTCAACCATATTTGGCATGGGGCATTCAACGATGACATCGAAGAGTCGCTAATTAACGCTGACTGGTTTGATGCGTGTGTTGATGCGCATATCAAATTAGGGTTTGAGCCAAAAGGTGCCAAGGTAGCTACACACGATCCTGCTGATGTGGGTAATGATGCTAAAGGATACGCATTAAGACACGGTGTGGTATTCACTGATATACGAGAGATTGAATCTGATAATGCTAACACTGCGATAGATGAGGCTTGTTCACTTGCGTCAAGAGCTCAAGCAGATTCATTTGGATGGGATGCTGATGGTCTAGGCGCTCCACTTAGGGTTCAAGTGGCAGAGAACTTTAAAGGTAAGGCGACTCGCACCTTTATGTTTAAGGGTTCTGAATCCCCTCATAACCCCGATAGTATATTTGAAGCCGCTGAAGTCTACGCAATGAGCAACCAATCCAGAAATAAGGATGTGTTTGCTAATAAGCGCTCCCAAAACTACACCGAAATCGCCACAAGGATGCATAAGACCTGGGAGGCGGTTAAAGCCAAAGAGAATGGCCACAATAAATACGTTAACCCCGATGAGCTTATCAGCTTTTCTAGTGAGATTGAGGGCATTCAAAAGTTAAGAGCTGAGTTGTGTAGAATGCCAATGAAACCTAATGGGGCTGGCAAGATACTGCTCTACACTAAGGATGAGATGAGAAGAGGTATTACATTGCCTTCAGGCCAGAGAGTGGTTATACCTTCACCAAACATGGGTGACTGCGTTATGATGTCATTTGACAATAGTGCTACAATTATGCCAAAGGTGCAGATAACACCTCCTCGACCATTGCGTCCTATGGGAATTACAAATGCTAGAACTCGATGAATTAAAAAGTCTCCATGATAAGGCATACAATCATGGCCAGGTGACGCGTGAACAAGCGTCTGACGATCTTATTTTTTATTGGGTAACTCAGTGGGACGACACTCTACTAAATAGCTCAACTCTTCAGTATAGAGGTGAGTTTAATATGCTTCGTAAGGCCGGTCGGCAAGTAATGGCTGATCTTCGAGCCAACCCTATTCAAGTTAACTTTGACCCTCAAGATCCCGAAAGGGAAGATGGTGCTGATTTCCTTGATGGAAAATATCGCGCTGACGACAGAAAGAACTCATCTATCGAGGCGTATGATTATGCCAATCAAGACTCTGTTGTGTGCGGGTTTGGTGCGTGGGAGCTTTATACCGATTACGAAAGAAAGAAAGATGGTTCACAGCATCAAGTAATCAAACGACGGTTTATTCCAGAGGCATGTAATACATCTTTCTGCGACCCCAATGCAAAACGCATAGATAAGTCGGATGCTATGTATTGGTCAGTTCTTACCGCTTATTCTGAAGATGGCTACAAGGAGTTGGTAACCGAGCTAACAGGCGAAGAAGATCCTCAGGTAGATCCGAGCTTCAAGAATCCAGAGCAATCTTATGTATTCCCTTGGTTTTCAGAAGATAAGAAGGTTTATGTTACGTCCTTCTATCACAAGGAGCTTGTTAAGGATCGCTTACTAACCTTGACTGACTTGTTTGGATCTACGCTTACTATTCGCGAGAAAGATTTGGGCGATCGAATGGATGAGCTTCTTGATCAGGCTTATTCTATTACTGATGAGAAGGATATTGAGCGCTGGCAAGTAACCAAATATATAGCGTCAGGCGAGCACATATTAAGCGCAGAACCTATCGCTGGTGAGTATATCCCAGTTGTGCCTGTTTATGGTGAGCGTTCGTTTGTTGAAGGTGAGGAGTATTTCTCAGGTATCACTCGACTAGCTAAAGATCCTCAGCGCCTTCGCAACTTCCAGATGTCCTACCTGGCTGACATAGTAAGTCGCAGCCCAAGACCTAAGCCTATCTATACTCAGGAGCAGATAGCGGGTGTTGAGTGGATGTATCAGGAGCAAGGGCCGGATAATAATGTTCCTTATCTTCTGCAGCATAGAAAGACCGAGGGCGGTGAAGATCTTCCTTTAGGCCCGGTTGGCATGTCTCCAGAGCAGACAGTCCCTCAAGCGCTTATGGTAAGCATGGAGTTAACATCTAATGCGGTAGAGGATGTGGCTAACCCTGGTATACCCCAAAACATTGCTGACCCCGATCTTTCAGGTAAGGCCGTGGTTGCCCTACAAAATCAGATCAATAAGCAGTCCTATATCTATCAGCACAACATGAAGTTTGCTAAGCGATACGATGGTATGGTGTATGCCTCAATGGCTTCTGTTATTTACGATGCGCCAAGACAAACCCAGATTGAACTGCCAAATGGTCAACGCCAAATGGTTAGCGTCATGGATAGTGTTATGGATAAGGATGGATCAATAAAGGTTATTAATGATATTACGAATGCAGAGTTTGAAGTGTTCGCCGATATTGGTCCTAGCTATGACACCCAGAAGCAAGAAACGCAAGAGATGTTGATGACGCAGCTTCAATCAACACCGCCTAATGACCCAATGTTTAAGATTATCCAGCTTAAATTATTCCAGTTGACCGACGGCGTTCAGTTTGACGATATTCGTGACTATGCTAGAAAGCAATTGATAGTGATGGGTGTTCAAGAGCCTGAGAACGAAGAGGATGAAGCGTTGGTAGCTCAATCACAACAGTCTCAAGGGCCAGATCCGATGGTTATTGCTGCTATGGCTGAGATGAAGAAGGCTGAAGCTGACCAGATGGATGCTCAAACTAAAATGGCTGGAGCTCAAACCGATCAGTTCAATGCTGAAACTAAGCGTATGGATACAATGATTAAGGCGCAAGAGGCTGGCGCTAAGATTACAAATCTAAATGCCGACACAAGGAAGAAGGCGACAGAAAGCGCTATGAGTCTTCGGAAAGCGATTTACGGTAATTAATCAATAGTCCTTCAGGGGTTACATCGAGAACATCCATAAATAAATTGCCGTTCTTCAGTGTATCCCCTTTGCGAATCTCCATATTCTCCCACACCCAAAGCTTTTCCTTCTTCGAAGTGCCCGAGATCATACGCTCAGAGTAATAACCTTTTGGTTTAAGTATTCGCATTAGTGCATCCTCATGTAATCAATAAATCCCGCAATGGGAATTAAGGCTTCATTATCTTGAACGTTTATGCCTGCGTTATCTTCTACATACTGGGCAGCATACTTAAATGGTGATATTTGAAGGTTGGTCCATATCCATCCATCTTCTATCTTTTCTTTTTTTAGATCTCTAATTATATCGATATTAAGATTGTGTATAAGTTGAGCGGCTTCTTGCCTTGTCTCTGGTTGTTTTTCCACGATATATATCTCATTCATATTGATTTGCCTCGATATTCGCTGATCTTGCTATTATCGCGGTAAAGAGTAAAATTAACAATGCGGACGAGAACCGGTAAATCTCATAGGTTGCTAGTGACCTGCACTAGGATGATCGCACCACAGCGAGGTAATCAAACGTGGAAATGTCTCTGGAAGAGTTGAAACGCAAAAACGCAGAAGAAGAGTTGGAATCTCAAGAAGAACCCAAGCTTGAGCAGGAAGATGAAACGGAAGCGGTAGAAGAAGAATCTGAAGAAGCGGCTGAATCTGAGGGGTCAGATGATGGTGGGGAAGCAGAGGAAGAATCTATAGAGGCGTGGAAGCAAAGCGACGACCAGACGTCGCAAGATAGTGAAGTTGTACCTTTGAATGATCTTATCAAGATGCGCCAGAAGTTGAAGGGCAAAGTCTCTGATAAGAACGAAGAGATAGAGAAGTTAAAGCAAGAGGTTGAATCTTTAAAGGCGGCTCCGGTGCAGTCTAGACCAGCATCGAACAAGCCTAAAAGAGAAGATTTCTTAGATCGTGATGACCCTGAAGAGGCGTACATTGATGCTTTATCTGAATGGAAGTTCAGAGAGCAGCAAGAGAAGTCTCATGCTGAACAGCTTAAGCGTCAACAGGATCAAGCTAAGGCTGATCTAGATAAGAAGGTAGAGGATCACTATCAACGGGCTGCAAAGCTTTTAGATGAACACAGTTTAAGTTCTGACGTATATGAAGCGGCGGATTCTGGATTTAGGAAAGCGGTAGATGCTGCATTTCCTGGTAAGGGTGATGCTTTAGCTGACACTATCATTAGCCAAATTGGTGAAGGTAGTGAAAAGCTGATTATGTATGTTGGGAATAACGCTGGTAGACGTGAGCAGTTGAAAGATGCTCTAACCTCTGATCCGAATGGATTGAAGGCTATGCGTTTAATCGGTAAGTGGGAATCTGAAATGGTTGCGCCAACTAAACGGGCTAGCCGAGCTCCTAAGCCTCCTACGCAGGTTAAAGGGGATGCTGCTGGAACACCTAGTGCTGACAGGCTTAAAAAGCGTTATCAGGACGCACACAAAAGCAAAGATGCACAGAAGGCGTTCAATATAAAGCGCGAGGCTAAAGCCCAGAATATTGACGTTTCTAATTGGTAAGGTGAATTACTATGGTACTTAGTGCAGGTAAAATTGCTGAAGTCTACTTTGACAAGTTCATTGAGACTTACGAGCATCAAATGTTAATGCTTCAATTGGTTGATGGTGAACAGCCGGATGCTTCGAAGCTTCAAAACGCAGGTAATACCACTTGGTATCCTGTTCAACAACATCGCCCGATCTTAACTGGTTTTGATTTGACCGGTCAGGAGCAAGGTATTATCGAAGAAACTTACCCAATTTCTTTGGGTGATCCAAACAACGACTTAATCGAACAGCGTGTAGATGATTTGCGTGATATGCGTTTCTGGGAGCGTGCAGGTACTCAAGCGGGTTATCAGCAAGCCACTCAGTTAAACAAGGATTTAGCGGATCTTATTGCTAATACTGGCTCACTGTATTTTGAGCAAAGTTTGGCGACATCTACTTCTGGTTTTGATTTCATCTCTGAAGGTCAGGCGTTGATTAATGAACGTCAGGTGTATAAAGATCAGGGAATGAACTTCCTTCTTAATCCTCGCGACAGCAAGAACTTCTCGCAGGACCTAGCGGGTCGTCAGACTGTTCGTGGTCGCCCAGAGGATACATGGTTGTCTGGTCAGATTGGTTCAAATGTAGCTGAGTTCGATGTGTTTACTGGCTCATTTACTCCTAACCTTGCGGCACCTGGCGCCGGCGGATCTACAGTTGCTGTAACAGTGTCCGAGAGGCCTGAAGGCGGTACAGTTGACGCTGTAACGAAGGTTGTGACTAACGTAGACTACCGTGTTGGCACTATCAGTTTGGTGGATGGTACTGGCTATAACGTTGGTGATGTTGTTAGCTTTCCCGGCGTAAACGCTGTTGGGTTGGCGGATAAGACTGATTCCAATCAGTTGATGACGTTTAAGATTGTTGGCAAGTCTGGTAACGACATCTCCGTATATCCTAAGCCAATCGCTGCTGATGATCCCGGCCTAACTGCTTTAGAGCAAGCTTATGCCAACATCAATACTCAGATCACGGCTACTACTGCCTGTAATGTTGTTAATACTGCAGCTGGCCGTTCCAACCTATTCTGGTGTAAGGATTCTATCCAGTTAATAGGTGGTGAGGTTCCTTGGGATCTTGCAGCTGAGTTTGCTGGCATGAAAGTAATCAGTAGTCAGCTGGCTGGTGGTGTTACGGCTTATATGATCTATGATTCTAATATGGTTTCCGCTACATTCCGTTACCGTTGTTTTGTTTGGTATGGTTTGGGTAATCGAAACCCAATGGCAAATGGTTCAGCTATTACGACTCCATAACAGTAAGGGGCTTCGGCCCCTTTTTACTTAAAGGTGTTTTATGATTGCTTTGTACAAAAAAGGAAATACACATATTATCGATGGTGTTTCGTGTGAGTTAGGCCGGTTTAAGAATAGCGAGCTTCAATCATTGCTCGGTCAGGGTTGGAAGATCTCTCCTAAAGACCTTGAAGAGAAGAAGGCAAGTAGGCCACAAGGTGATAAACTTAAAGCTAAGAAGCCTTCGTTGCGAAGGGCTGAAGCAAGAAAAAAATCACTTGAAGGCAATGTGAGCAATGTTAAAGATTGATTTGATCAATGAAGCTTATCAAGAGATAAGGATATCCGGCCTTACTACACAGCCGCTCCCTAGTGAACTTGAGTACGCATTGACGAAGCTAGAATCAATGGCCTCGGAGTGGGAAGATGTTCGCAATATATGCGTAAATTATAATTTTGAGAATGAGCCAGACCCTAATAGTGAGGCTGGCATTAAGCTTGGTTATCGTCAGGCGTTTGCAACAAATCTAGCGTCTCGCCTGATTGCATCCTTTGGCAAAACTCCAAGCCCTGCTTTAATAACTCAGGCGTCACAAAGCTTTGCAGGCCTATCTACGGCAACAGCAGTAGTAAGAGAAACCCAATACCCAGAACGACAGCCTGTAGGCTCAGGGAACAGCCTGAGATACAACAGGTGGCGTCGCTTCTATCGGCAGAACCCTAGAGCTCCTATTGATTGTGATACACAGCAGATCACACAGGGAGAGATAAATGATTATCAATTGAATCTGGTTGACTATCTTGAGGATGGCGAGACTGTTGAGAGCTATACTTATGAAGCCAGTCCAAAAATATCGGTTATATCTGAATCGCTATCTGGATTAATCTGGTCTTATCGTGCCGAGGCTGCTGAAACAGCAGAGCAGCTAGAAAGAATTCAACTTACGGTGGTTACTGATATTGGTCGTGAGCAGACATTCACGATTAACTTTAATGTAGCCCCTCTTCCAAATATAACTAGACAGGGGTCGTAATAATGCCCTTTCAGCAGTTTAAACTAGATCGCTCTGTTCAGCAGACGCGAGGTATTTTCGATAAATATGTATATTCTCCAGATAATGGAGATACGATTGCCGACATTCTTCAGGCGGGATATTTTGACGACTCCAGGTTTGTTAATGATCCTGATTGGGTCGGATCTTTAATTGAAATAGAGGCTGACGAGTATTTTCTTGGTAGGGTTCAGTCGGACAATTCGGTTGTTAGTGTTATTCCAAATATAAGTTCTACATCATTAGGTTGGGAATTCATTATTGACACCGAATATCCTAACGAGGCTAACGGATTGGATATTTCTGCTGATACCTGGACAAGAATACCTAATGATGGAACACAGATACCACAGGCAACAGATTTGCCGGTTGGCGTGACTAGCTTTTATGACGAGATTAATGACAAATTAGATTTTGATGAGTTAGATGCATGGTTTGATATCAATATATTGTTTGCAGTTGTCCCCCTAACGTCTAATGCAAATATACAGGTTCGAGGGTTGATTGATGCCAGTCCATCACCTCTCCCGTTTTATGGGCCTACTGTATTTCCTTTAGTGGTTGATTCCGGTGAGGCAAATGTCTTGGTGGTGGCTAGTAAGACTCCCACCACTCAAAACGTTTTTCATAATGGAGTTTATTATGAGGTTAATTGCTCATCTGACTGCGTGCTGTATCAATCGGCATATCTAATATCTAAGCAGGTGCAAAAATGACGCAAGTTAGAGTTTATTATGATTCATCGCAGGCCTCCGTTATTGTTGAGGGTGCGAAAGAGTTTGCCCCTGGGTCTGGGGCTTTGCTGGCAAGCGAAGATCCATTAACAGCGGATAAGATAAATGTCACATACCCAGACTTAACGGGTCAAAACGGAATAATAAAACAACTTCTAGGGCCAATTGTTTATACCGACATACTTGATGTGAATGGCGATCCCGCTGGGGGTACGCGCGCTGACGTTATTAATTATTTAAACGCTCAGTTTGTTGAGAGTGGTCAAGGAGGATCTGCGCCCACGATTACAAGCTCACTCGCTGTTGATGCTATTGTTGGTGAGCATTTCAGTTATCAAATAACCGCTGATGACGGCCCTACTTGGTATGACATTTCTACGGTAGGTGATTTCTTTGTGAATCAGAACACTGGAATTATCAACGGCGAGATAGCTCTTGGCGCTCAAAACATAAATATTACTGCGGGTAATTCTCTCGGAGTTGATGCTCAAACACTTGTTGTCACAGGGATAGCGTCTGGCGGTTACACAAATACATATTCAACTAGATTTCGCAGAATTAGACAGCAGACGGTTGATTTTGGTACTGGCTCAGCTCTTAACTTCTCCTCTACAGATGCATTTTCTTTGGTTGTTTGGACTCGTGAGAATCGAGGCGGAATTATCCGAAGAATAGCTAATGATGGAACGGGTTATTTATTAGAGCAGGATGGCGGTAGAAACTTGTTTTTTAGAATCATAGGTTCTACTGGTGATATTGAGCTGGAGACACCACAGATACCTAACAATCAGTGGACACAAGTAGTTGTTACTTATGATGGGAGTGAAACAGCCGCTGGGGTAACCATTTACTTTGATGGGGTTTCTCAGTCGTTAACCACTAATGGCGATTCTTATGGTGGTTCGATATCTGCAACTGCTAACTTTGTCTTGGGACAAACTGCCGATGAAGGCTATTCAAACGCCAATCTAGATGAGGTTGCGGTTTACGATATTGAGCTTTCCGGAGCTAATGTAACCACTATATATAACAGTGGCTCACCTTTAGATTTGACAGTGAGCGGCCCTACGGCAAGCCTAGTTGGTTATTGGCGTATGGGTGATGGAGATACCTATCCCACTATTAAAGATAATTCTGTGAGTAATATTGACGGCACAATGCAGAATATGACAATCAGCAATTTTGAGAACTTTACTCCGTAATGGCACAGTCAACGATAACCCTAATTAAAGGTGACAAGCATGGCTCGGAAACTGATTACAGAGATCAGCTTCCTGTAAATATGAGTGCCGTTATGCGCCCTATGTTTGGCGCTAAAGGTTATATGTTACTGGAGCCTGGATTAACCCAGTATGGATCTGGTAGCGGGGTTGATCGCAGAGGTGTTTGGAATGATAGATTTAAAGAGCACTATCGAGTAAGTGCCGGTGATTTAATATCTGTTGATGAGGCTGGAGCATCCACTGTTTTAGGTTCCATTCCGGGTTCCGATACGGTGTCTCTTCCTTATTCTTTTGATACACAAGGAATTGTGGCTGATGGTAACTTTTATTTATATGACTCAACAAATGGATTAAGACAAGTAACCGACCCGGATATCAGAAATCCTATTGATTGTGTATGGGTTGATGGTTATTACTTTTTTACTGATGGTGAGTTTCTTTATCATACTGACATAGGTGATGAGGAGGCTATTAATCCTATATCCATTGCTACAGCTGAGTTTATGCCTGATGACTCGTTGGGTCTTGGTAAAACGTCGGATAACAAGGTTATTGTATTTGGTCGATATACTACCGAGTACTTTTTTAATGCCGGTAATGACACGTTTGCCTTTCAAAGAGTTCCTACTCGTGCAACTAAGACAGGGATTGTTGGCACTCACGCTAAGTGCGAGCTAAACAACCGATGGTATATGCTGGGAGGGAGGAAAGAAGGCGGTATAGGTGTTTTCTCTCTAGAGATTGGCGAGCCTGCGCGAGTTTCTACGCGTGAAATAGAGAAGGTGATAGGCGAATATAGTGAGACAGATTTGGTTGACGCTGTACTGGAATCTAGAACAGAGGACGCTTACTCGTTTGTGATTGTCCATCTTCCTAATCATACCCTTAAATTTAACGAGACCATCGCTAAAACCGAAGGGATTGAATATGCTTGGAGTCTTCTTAAGAGCGATGTTTCTGGTAGTTTACCCTGGCGTGCTAAGTTCGGAATATATGAGCCTCGCATAGGCAAGTGGGTTTATGGCGACAAAAGGGATTCCACTCTTGGAATATTGGATGAAACTGTTGCGACTCAGTATGGTGATATTGTTGAGTGGCTGCTTTACTCTCCATTTATTCCTGTTGAGACAGCATCGGTTGATGAGCTTCAAATAGAGACTATCCCTGGGTTTACCGGAAATGACGATGCTACGGTATTTATGTCATTAACCTATGATGGCGTATTCCAGGGAAGTGAATGGGTAGAGCTTTATGGGCTACCTAATGATTATGGAAAGAGATTTGTTCTTAGGCGTCTTGGTTATGTTAGAGATTGGGTGGGTTTTAGGTTTAGAGGTGCTAGTAGGTCAAGAATGGCTTTCCATCGAATATTTATTGAGTACAACTAATGGCGGTTAAAGAACAGATACAAAGACTATTCTTGAGCGCTGAAGAGATAAAACAGCTTACAGATTGGCCGTATGAGATGGTTGAGGATTACCTTAACATTCTTCGAGATCTTGTCACGCTTGCGAGTAATATTGACATTAACGTTGATCAGCTTGATGCAGTGGAAGCCCAAATAGCTTCGCTTGATGCTCAGGTTGCCAAGAATAGAGCTGTGTCGGGAAACAATAGATCAGATATAGATCAGAATACATTGGATATACAGGCTTCTGCAGCTCTTATATCCGATTTAGCTGCAAAGGTTGGCTTTGTGGTGGCTAGAGTTAATCGAAACAACGAAGAAATAAGAAATTTACGTCAGTTAAGTGTGGTGATATAGATGGCTATTAAATCAAATGTCGATTTTGGGTTGGTCGAGCTAACCGTAGTTGGTGACAATACTGTCGTGAACTCTTCTAATCGCGGTGATAGATACGCTGTAAGCGCTATGAGTATCTATAATACGACCGGTGCATCAATAAACGTTCAGATTTACGAGTCGCCTAATTTAACAAGCGCTTCAGGTGTTTTGGTTGATGAGTATGATGTTGGTGCTAATGATCAAGTGGATGTTTTGGGTGTTATAGGTCAGGGTTATACAGACAATCTTATTGCTGTGCCGGATGCTACTGGTACGAACATTAAGACATCAGGTATCGATTACAGTGGGGCTGATGTTTAGTCCGTGCGATCACCCTAATGAGCTTTCTTTTAAGAAGGTTTCTATATGTGTGAAGCATAACGATCATAATGTGTTCTTTACGGTAACTCAAAAGGGAGAGGCTATCGAGGCGCACGTGTGTGCGAAAGGTCGCGAAGGAAGGCGTGCATTAAGGGATGCTTGTGTTGATTTTTTGCTTTGGGTGAAAATTGCTTGCCCTTGGTGCAAAATGGTTATAGCTACGGTTATCCCAAGAAGCGTGTATAATTTATGCAAGAAAATAGGGTTTTACGATGCTGGCAGGTTTGTGGCATCTAACAGAGAATTTAACCTGATGGTTTACTGTTATGAGTGATGTAGTTGATTCGATTGGCGGCGCTTTCGAAGATGTAGGCAGTTTTATTTTAGATCCCTTGGATGTCGTTGATACTCAAGGATTGCGAAATGCTTGGGGTGACATAACAGGCGAAACGGCTGCAGATGCAGCTAGGGAGGCCTCCCAAACTCAGCTGGGTTTTCAGCAGCAAGCGCTTGATTACCTAAGAGAGCGCGAAGAGCTTCCAATGGAAATCCGGGATGCTGCTCTACAGGGGCTCCAGGATGTTTATCTGGGAGAAGGCAGGGCGGATATGATTGCTGATATTCAAAATGATCCCTTTTATCAGGCTCAACTTCAGCAGGCCGAGCAAGGTGCTCTAAGGGGTGCTTCTGCTTCTGGATTGTTAAGGTCTGGTGCTGTTCCGCAAACTTTATCTACGATTGCTCCTCGACTTCTTCAGGATGCGTATAGAGAGCGCATAGGAGGTATTCAGGGTCTTGCAGGGCTTCCATCTAACGCAAACCAGATCGCAGGCCAGCTTAGCAATATGGGTACCACACAGGCCCAAGGCCTTCTTGGTGCTGCACAAGCTGAACAGGCTGGAATGGGTAATCTATTGAATCTTGGACTGCAGGGCGGCCAATTAGCCATGATGGCGTTCTCAGATCCTGAGCTTAAAGATAATGTGAAGGTTGTCGGTGAGTATAAGGGGCTGCCTTGGTGCGAATGGACTTGGAATGATAAAGCTAAAGAGGTTGGCTTGTCTGGCGATGGCTGTGGTGTGATGGCTGATGACGTATTGAAGGTTAGGCCAGAGCTAATACATCAAGCTGGTGATTATATGATGGTTGATTATGGAGGCCTATATAATGAATAACCCATACTATGTAGAGCCTCTAGGTGGTTTTGATCTTGGTGGTGCTGTTGGTCAGCTAGGTAACACTTTTCTTAAGCAAAGAGAGATGAAGGCTCAGGAAGAGTTGCGGCAAGAGGCTGGTAGAGTGTTTCAAAATGGAACGCCTCAGCAGCAAGCTCAGTTCATGATGGATAACCCGCAGTTTCGTGACCAAATGATGCAGGCTCAAGGTTTCAAAGATAAAGCTACTATGAAAGCTAGAATGGATGGCGTTAAGCGTATCCTATCTGGCGAGGATCATCGAATAGTTGCAGATGAGACAGCAGAGTTAATACGGGCGGCCGGAGGAAACCCTTCGGATACGATCGCGTTTAAAGATCGAAGTCCGGAAGAAGCTAAGAGAGTTGCATTACAACAGTTGGCCTTGATTTCTCCGCAAGCTGCTGCGGCTTATGATAGAGCTTCTGGTCGGTCTTTAGGTGATGGTGGGACTGCAAATATTAAGGATTTTGAGTATTACGAGTCTTTAAAGACCAGCGACCCGGAAGGAGCTAGAATGTTTGCTAAGGATGTTGGTCTTCTCCCTAAAGATCAAAAATTGAGCGGAACTGCTGAGAAAGCGCTGCTGGACTCTCAGGAGCGGTTCATGAAGTCTAGCTCTGACTCAAGAGAGTATGAGCTGCTTGCTAGTGATTATGAGCGATTCAAGGGTGAATTGCCTGTCGGTACAAAAGCAACTGTTAGTGAGTTTATTAAATCGCTTGGTGGTTCGCAGGACGAGCAGACAGAGTTACGTCGAAGATTTCAGTCGGTAAGGCTTTCTCAGGCGCTTAAAAATCTACCTCCAGGCCCAGCTACAGATAAAGATGTTGCGGAAGCGATGAAGGGTGTTCCAAAAGAGAATGCGTCTGTAGAGCAGGTTTCAAGCTTTCTTAAGGGGGCTGCAAAGGTTGCGGCTATTGATGCGGAATTCCAAGAGTTTAAGGCTGCATATATTTCAGAGAATAATAGCTCGAAAGGGCTTTTGTCTGCGTGGAGAGATGCTGTTGATAGTGGTGAGGTAGAAGCGGTAAATGCTCTCACTCCAGCTCAGGCTGTGGATGACGAGATTGCAAGTCTTCGGGAGGAGCTTGGTCTTGAGTGAAGAAAAGTTACTACGATTAATAGATTTGGAGAGATCTAGAGGTAATTCTCAGGGTGAGCTTGACGCACTTAAAGCTT